GTTCCACAACTAGGTACATGTCCTACACCTTTTTCCCACACGTCCACGAATATACTACCATCATATAATTCATGTACCATAATTTGATTCTCGTCTAACTGAGTGTCTATTGTCTCTACCCAGTTATGATGTATTATTTTTGTATCTCTAGTTATTTCTATTGTGTTTGGTTTACTTATTATTGGAGCTAGGAAAGTAATCTTACCATGCTCTGCTAACTCAGCATTGAAGCATACTTCTGCCGCACTGCCATCGATATTCCATATCTGACCTGTGTTTATATTTTTCCATTGACAATAATCTATTTGGTGTAAAGGATTAGTGTCTGCTAGAATTATAACTTGCCCGTTAACTTTGACTTGTGTTTCCATTCGAGTTCATCTCCTAATTTTTCATACTCTCTAAACTTTGGGTCGTCTTCATAATACATAGACTTCCACACTAACTCTGCCATCTGAAACCAGACAGCTACTGCTTTGTTTCTAAAATCTTCGTCACCCCATAAATAATACTGTAACCACCACTCTTTATCGAATCTGCATACTCTTACTTCCTGTTCCCACAGTTCAGGTATTTCACTAAGCACTCTTAGTCTTTGACTTCCTGCAATCGGGTACCAGTTTGGCATACATAAAAATGGAGAACGCACTCCTTCTTTCTTTAGTGCTTCTCTTAGTGGTTCATTGGGTGGAACATTCAATATGTTCTCTTTTACTTTTTCTTGTGCTAATAACCAACCTATTGTTCTTACATACCAAGTATGTGGGGCTAAAGGTATTAGCTCTGCTGTTTCTCTACTTACTCTGTCATCTGCCATCTTTGAAAATCCTTCCTGTAATAATCATAAATTAATTTCATCACATACTCACTATCATACCCTGCTAGTTGTGTTATAGAGGCATGATGATTGTTTCTCATTACTCCTAACGCTTTCCAAATAGTGTGGTCTTCTAGTCTATGCACTTCTACTTCTGGCTCTCTGTAGTATGTCCATGCTGGTAAATACATCACATGATAACTACCCATACGAACTAAACTCTTTTCAAATACATCTAAGTTCTGTATAGTGCCGAAGTATGCCCCATTCTCTAGGGAGCGAATTGCTTTCTTTGTCCAAGTTATAATATCCCAGTCTACTATAAAACCTTCATCACAAGCGTGTTTGTAAAGACTCTCCCATCTCGTTAGAGGGTCTCTTATTACAGTATAATACTTATAGTCTGGGTACTGTATTGCTAACTGGTCGTAGGTTGCGTGTATGTTGTTAAACACTGTTCCTTTTGTTCTGTTGTCTATTCCTTCTCTAATAAAATCAGCATTTAATCCTGTCTGCCAATTTCTATGTTGGAATAGAAATTTCTTGTCTTGTTGAGCTAACCATGCTCTTGTTACTGATATACCACCGCATTTCGGTATATGTATGTAGCACCATTTCTTGTCATGTGCAACCATTATATGTCTCCGTGGTATACATCTTCTAATATTTCTTCGTATATCGGTCTGAACTCCTCTACTGTAGGAATTGCTATTTTTATGTTCTGTCTTGCATTTATTTTAATTATCTTTGCGCAGTGCAATATCCACGCTTCCTCTAGTTGTTTTTCTGTGTATAATATCATAAGTCGTATGTATCTTCCCCTGTTGTCATTGTTTCCTTTAGTTCTGACTTTTCATCTGGGTCAAGGGCAGTGTGAGGCCCAATCTTTAGGGTTTCCCAGTTCATTTCTGAGGTAAAGTTTTCTGCGGCTCCGTTCCTCATCTTATCACACTTAAACTTAATACAAGGCTCTTCGTCTCCCCAATGCTGTATGCTGTAAGCAGCATCCACAGCATCCAAGATTCCTTTTGAGAATCTTGCCTCTCCTTTCTCATTAGTCTGGAAAGCGGAGAGAACTAGAACTTTGCTCTCTTGTGCGAGAGATTTGAGACCCTTTGAGATCTCGATTTGCTCGGTCCAATCATATTGTCCTGAACGATTTGGTGCGTTATGGCGTTTCACTTGGTTTAGATAGTCAACTATTACTACGCCCAAGTTTGGTAACTGGGCTTGCTTTTGTCTCACTACACTAATTATCTTAGCCAGTGTAAGGGATGGGTCGTAATGAATGTCTATGAGAGGTTGTCCTTCTTTCAGTCTGTTTCTACTAAGTTCGTAATGGAACTTGTCGAAATCTTGGTGGTCTTGCCACTTCTGATAGGATTCCTCTCCACTATTAAATCTAGCAGCCCACCATTGAGCAACTTTATCCCACTCCATTGGAGAAAGATTCTTTGCTTTGATTCGCTTACTAGGAACACCTGTCTGAATACCACAGATTCTCTGCAACATTTGTCTAGTGTCCATCTCAATAGTAAAGTATAGAGCTGACTTGCCTTTATCTTGGGCAGCAGCTGCGACATTACAACATGTAAAGGACTTACCTCCACCACGCTGTCCACCTATAACCACCAAATCCTTGGGAGAGAATGTGTAGTCCAGGTCGTATTCTTGATTGAGCCCGAGCGGTAAAAACTTTGCTAAGTCCTCATCACTATCGAAAAGCTCTACGGTTTCCATATTGTCTGCTTCATCGTTGGTATCAACGCTGTCTTCTACTTGCACGACAATCTCTTGGAGTAGGTCTATGTTTTCTCTAGCATCTGATATTGCTACTTGTGTGTCAACATAGTTTTCGATTTTCGATAATATCTCGGATTGAGTAAATTGATTTTTCAGATAGTCTAATAGAATTATAGACTCGACATCTGTTTCAACTGTTTCTATTGCATATATTTTTTCTTGTAAGTCACGCGAACGGACTTCTAGCTTTAAATCTTCAAAGCTAGGTAAATTATTGTACTTGTGAACATGCTTGTCTACTATTCGCCACAGTTTTCGGTACTCACCTTCTGGAAAATAGTGTTCTTTGAGACCATTCCATGTCTCAAAATCGCCATTCGCAAGTATCTGCTTGAGTAATGCACTCTCTAAAGTCAAATTGTCTCTCCCAAAACAAAGTTAATATATACAAAAAAGGCGAGGCAATCCAAGGGACTGCTCGCCTGAGATAGAAATAGATTAGCCTATTTCTTTTTTAGCAGCGCCGTTATAGTCTGCGCACTGAAGACCTCTTCTTGTAAGCATTGTTTTCACGCCTCTTACAGTCTTGCCGATTTCATCAGCAATTTCTTCAACTGTCATGCCGTCAATGTCGACACCAGCTAAAGGGTCAGCCTTGCTTGAACCTTTGGTTTCTTTCTGCTTAGGAATAGCATTGATTTCTCCTGCTCTTAGAAGAGATAATGCTTTACCTCTGATTGAGTTTACACTTCTGCCTAGGGCTTCAGCGATATCCTCAATAAACGCACCATCATTTACTAATGATACGAATTGACCTTCCTCTTCCTCGTTGTAAGACTTAACAGTCTCAACTTTAGGTGCAGGTTTAACATGTTCTGTTAACTGCATAGAAAGGATTTTACCTTGAATTGACTTAGCACTGAAGTGCCCGCCTTCAAAGTTTGATGCAATTTCAGCATATGTGTATACGCCAGAATTGTCTTGCACGAATGTGCTAAGAGTTGCTTCTTGCTCATCTGAAAATGATTTAGAAGCAGAAGCTGAAGCTAATTCAACTTCGTAACCCATTTTTCTTAACTTAGAACTAACACTTCTTACTGAAGTTTCTAATTCATCAGCTGCATTAGCAACTGTGTCTTGTGAGATTGGGGACTCACTTCCTACAAAATCAACAAGAGATTGTGTTCTCTCGTCTGTCCATTTAGGTAATGCCATTTTTATTTTCCTCTATCAAATGTTTAATATTATTAATTATTATAACACCTCGGTCACGAGCTGTTTTCGTTTTTGCTGACTCGATTCCACTCTCATTTATAAGATGAGTGCAGTCCTTCGTCAATGAACTCTTTACCGCAAAGCCATATTCATTTAGAACTTTAGTGGCGTGTGCCTTAGTCGGATATGACTTTAACTTACCTGATATGCAAACAACTCCTATGACCTCTTTTTTCTTTACTATTTTATTATTCCATTTGAAAGGTAGTGTTGTCAAGTATTGATTAGGGTAGAATTCTGTTTCTAACCACTGAATTAAGTTAGCTGATGCTTTTGGTCCGATACCTGCCTCAGTACAACTTTTCTCGCTAATATCTTCGATGTGTGATATTCTATCGCATAATTTTTGAGAAGCCGACCGACCAATAAGTGGTATGCTGAAAGCTGGTATCAAATCTACCAACTTACTTTGTTTTGATTTTTCAATCTCAACAAAGAGTTTCTCAGCTAACTTTGTACTTCCTAATCTTTCTTCTATTTCAGATACTGTAAGTTCATAAAGTTCTGCGTAGTCTTCGATCTGCAACTTTGTTAAGGTTGCTGGTCCGAGTCCTTTTATCTTAAGAGTCGAAGCAAAGTGTTCTACTTTTTTATCCCACTGTGCTGAACAAGTAATGTCCTCACAAAACAACTGGTCATTGCGGTATACTAATATACTAGCGCAACAAGGACAGTTAGTTGGTGGTATAATCTGTTTCACTTAGCTTCTCTCTCCAAAATATACATATATTATAGACGAATTTTGAACTCGTGTCAAGAACTATTTTTCGAGTGCTAGATAAGATTTTTGGAAACAATTTTTAATTGTCCTCGCCTTCATAAATGTGAGTGTCCTCAACCATGTTGCGATTGTTCCACTGCCAGCACAAAGCTTTCCATTTCTTAACTAAAGACTTTATCCAGTTTTTTATCATATATATCTCCAATGATTCTCTTTGCCATCAACCTGTGACCTTCCTCTAGTGGATGGTCTTTCGGTCCGAATGGCACCTTTTCTCTTTTACACATATCATAGAAAGCTTCTTCTTTCATGTGGGGTAGTTCATTGAGATAGTCTTTTAACTTCATATGAGCTACCTCCCACAAGTTATTAGCGCCTTCCATTCTTTGTTCGTCTAATGTTTTTAGGGTGGGTTGTATCTGTCCATCGGACAAATTGTAAAATAGATATGGTATGTTCTTTGATTCTAAGAAATACTTTATACTTATCATATGATTCAATGTAGTTATAAGATTGTATCTCATAGAACGCACTTGTGTAGCCCAACCCTGTATGCCGTTCCACTGCTTCAATGTCATGCGTGGATGAAAGTGTGTTTCTGATTCTTCACTAACTTTTAAATTTTTCTTATCAAACTTATACTTTATCCAAACTGCACTTCTCCATGCGTTGTGGTCGTCAAGATACTCAAATCTATTTATTCCTGACCAACATATGATGACTAGCTTTGCTGGGTTTCGTATCATGTCGTCCATGGTTGTTCGCCATATTCTGT